ATTCTAACGGAGATACAACAAACCTTGTAGTGGGGCTTGATTCTACCGGAAGATTACAGCTTAACGCGGATGCAGCAGCTAACGGATTGACAATCGTGAGTGCTGGAAGAGATATCAATGGTATTGCAGTGGATCAGGTACTTACACCGCTTGGAACTGTGTATCTTAAGACTCTGAAATATCTTCCAACGGGAACAGTTGCATTGTTTGACCCATCTATCATGGCACCGGTTGAACAGATTGTACCGAAAAAAGGAAACTTCTTCCTTGAAGAACTTGCAAAAGTCGGTGCAGGAACAAAGAAACAGATCTTTGGACAGATTGGTCTTGATCACGGCCCAGAATGGTATTCAGCAAAGATTACTAATCTGAGCATGAGAACACCACACGATGAAGATATGGCAAGACGCTATGTACAGGTAAGCGCCAGCGCGCCGGCTGAGCTTGGAACGCTCACAGTACAGTCAGCAGCCGGAACAGCTGTTGGAGCAACAAAACTGACTGTAACACCTGCACTCACTTCCGGAAATTCTTATAAATATAAAGTGTCCGATGAAGAGACTAAAGTTGAAGCTGGACAGAATGTTCGTGTTTGGAAGTCTTGGGACGGTAAGTCAGATATCGTAGCAGAGAGTGGAAAACATATCATCGTTGCTGAATGCGACAAGAACTATGAGGTTTTAAAGGCCGGAAGTACAACGGTAACTGCAAAAGCCGAAGGTTAAGGAGTAAATGATCGATGGAAGAGCTTATAGATAGTATATTTTCCGATTTGAAAACTGAATTGAATTCAGAGCTGACAGGAGAAAACGATCAAGCTCTTCTGTTGGTTAAGGTGAGAAATGCTGTGGATGACGTTGAATGTGCAAGAAATTATCAAGGTCATCACACAGATGAATTCAAAGAAAAGGATCTGAAAAAAATGAAACCAATAATTAAGCGTCTCGCTTTATATGATTGGAATACCATTGGAGCAGAAGGACATTCGAGCTATTCCGATAGTGGTATTTCAAGAACTTTCGTAAGCAGAGATGATATCTTGAGTCAGGTAATTCCTTTTGCAACAGTGTTATCGGCTCAGTAAGGCGGTGATCCAATTATCTCCCAGCAACAGGGTAAAGTTGTAAGAAGATTGTGCGTGACCAAAGCGGTGATTCTGCCGGAATGGTCGCAGGGAAATATGTGCAATGATGGTGGAGGGATAGCACATTGAGAAACTTAAAGAAAAATGAAACAAAATTATGGTATTCGAATTACGGAAAAGGGAATCCGATACTGGATGAAAACGGTGATGAGACGGGAGATTATGACAGTGGTTATGGTTCTCCTGTTTCTTTTTTCGCTACTTTATCGGCGAGCAAAGGAAATGCCTATGCCGATGTATTTGGAACGAATTTGGACTACACAAGAACGCTATCAACAGTTCAGAAACTTCCTATAACAGAAGAATCTCTTATTTGGAAGTCTGAGCCGGCTCTGAATGCAGATGGTACGGTCGATAAAGAATCAGCCGACTATACTGTAGCCGGTATAGCAGATGGATTAAACGAATTGGTAGTTGCCCTGAAAGCGAGGAAGAAAAATGCCTAGATACAAAGTGGGATTATCCGCTAGAGAATTTCGTGAGTTGGCAGATCAGATACATGATTATCGAATGGATTTGCAAGAAAAATGTGAGGAATTCACGCGGCGTCTTGCTGAGGAAGGTGTTGCTATTGCAAAAGCAAATATCTTAAGCGAAGAAGCAATCTATACCGGCGAACTGCTTAATAGCATGGATTTTGAACCGGGCGACATTGTATCTAACGGCGCATCGTATTACATTTATACGGCGTGCCCGTGGGCGAAATTCGTTGAATTTGGTACCGGTATTGTTGGATCCGAAAATTCTCATCCAGATACTTCAATTGTTGGATGGAAATATGATACCAACAAACACGGTGAAAAGGGATGGCATTATTTCAAGGATGGTGCATGGCATTGGACAAAAGGTATGCCGTCAAGACCATTCATGTACAATACTGCTTCTGAATTGCGAAGCATGAATACTATAGCCGATATAGCAAGGGAGGTGTTTGGAAGTGATTGACGCATCGAATAGAGTCCTGACTAACATAAAAACATATGTGGCAGAAACTTGTAAGAATGTATCTAATTATTCCAGTAAAGCACCGCCAGAATTCCCGGCAGTGTCGGTTGTTCAAATTGATAATCCAGATGCATGTATGGATTTGGAGAATAACGAAAACGCCGTAACTTCTGTAATTGAGATTCAGTGTTATTCCAATAAAAGCAACACGGAAACAAGGAATATCATAAATCAATGTTGTGATGCAATGCGAATGATGGGATATCGCCGTACATACGGTCCGAAGCCTGTCACAAATGCATCAGACACAAGTATCTATCGTACAGTGGCAAGGTTTACAAGACTTGTCTCAGCGGTAGATGAAATAGAGAAATTTGAAACTAAGGGAGCGTAAAGCTCCC